AATACCTAACTCGCCGCGCACGATAGTACGGCGTTCAAAGTTGGTATTCCACGATGCCAGAGGGATGTTGGTGTAGTCGCCGTATTCCTGCACAGTGGCTGAACTTTCGACGATACCCTGAACTACTTCTTGATCTTCCCAAGAACCGACAGTGTTAACGCCGATGATCTTATCGATCTTACGGGCCGAAGTGATGATTTTTACAAAACCCGGCAGCCAATACTGCAGGAATTGAAGCGGGGTTGGGATGGATGAAGCAGTAGCCTGCGGGGTAAACGCGGCGTCCATTGCCAAACTATTGTTACCGTTGCCATTGCCGCCTCGGTACAGCCCCGCGACTTGGTCACGCACGAATTGTGGGTCGATGAAAATGCCCAACTGATTCAGCTTGCGTACTGCAGCGTCGCCGATGTGTTTTTTCTCCAGCTCCAGCGCCCGAATGGAACGTGGGGGCAAAGCTGAATGCGTTTTACTTACATTCGCCATTATAAATCTCCTGTTAACGGGTCAGTTGAGCACGGACGGTAACATTACCCGCGTCGAGGTTGTCGGTGCCATTCGGAGTTACTGATGCTACTCCCGTGACCACCGTTGTTACAATGCCGCCCGGTACTGGCAGCCATTTAGTTGAGGACGGTGTTTTGTTGGAGGCATCAGTAAACACGTACAGTCGGCCAACATCGCTGGCTGACGTAGCTGCGTAGCCTGATGCTGCAGCACCCGCTGCGATGCAGTAGTAAAGCTGGGCACTGTACACAACATCTTGTGTAGTATCATTGCCGTTAGCCACAGACAAAGTGACGATGCCCATATCCAGCAGTTCTGCCCCCAAACCGGCAGGGAGATCGACAGTGGGGGACAAAGGGCCGTTACTTCCGCCAAATAGAGCATAGCTTTTAGGGATGCCCAAGATACCGTAGTAGTTAGCACCGCCCACAATCACAGCCGCGCCGACAGCCGGTGTTACTGAGTTGACCGGAGGGGTGCCGCCCATAGCTGGAAGGTCGGTTGACCAGCCGAACGCACGACCGATACGGTTGACGTTGGTGGAAAGAGCAGGCGCAGTCAAGGTGCCCGGTTTAACACGTACAGGGCCATCAGCGGCGATCTCGCCTACGAAGCCCTGAACATACTGGCGATATACGCTTTTCTGAAAGCCCATGATCAGTTACCTTTCAAATAGTTATCGATAGGGTCAAACGAACCGAATGCGGCGTCGCCTGCATGAGTAACCGGTTTAGCAGCTACTTTACTGCGTTCTGCACCGGACAAGAAACTGTCAAGCGCAATGCTGGCAGATCCCTTAGGTACATTGATTTTCAGCTTTTTAGCTGCATATGCGGCCATATCTTCGCAAGTCATAAGCGAATGGTCGAATGCGCCGATAACCGGCTTGACGCGGTTATATAATTTTTGCTTGCTGGCCATGTCTTTGTAGATAGACTTACGGATAGCAGCATCGCCAGTAGCATGGATGCCTGACGCCGGACCGGGTGAAGCTTTGCCGTTGTTGTCGCAGTCACTAGCAACAGCTGGTTTTTCTTCGCCCTCTTCACCTTCATCGTTGCCGATGGCATGCTCGCCGCCTTCTTGCAGCCCTTCTGTGGCATCCTGGATCATCTCTTCGTCGGTTGCGGTGCCCATAGTTTTAAGCAAAGCAACAATTTGAGATAGGATGGCCGCAGGGTCAGTTCCTTCCGGTGCTTCAGCGGATTCTACATTTTCAGTAGCCTCACCGCCCTCAGGAACTTCTTCGCCTTCGTCACCCTCGGTGGCTCCGCCGACACCGCCTTCAGCTCCTGCGGATTCATTAACCGGCTCTTCGCCGTCTTGGTGCGCCGGTTCGGATGCTTCTTCGGACAAATACTGTTCGAGCGCTGGGATCAGTGATTTAAGCTGCTCTACTGCATTGTCCATCGCAACCGATTTACGTTTTGGTTTCATATCGATTCCTTTGGTCGGGTTGATTTTATTGAAAGAAAGACAGTCATAAATCAATGTCTTGCTATCCAGCACTTTAGCACCGGGGACACGACCAGCATCCACCAGAGCCAAATGATTGCCGCGCATGTTGATTTGTACAACTTCGTACGGTTTGCCCCGGAAGACACCTTTTTGAAAGATGAAGTCGCATGCATAACCTGCACTAAGGTCGCACTTGCCGCTATCAATAGCGCGGCGCATACGGCGGGAGAATACTTTAACATCAGCGATCAACCAAGGGGCTGTATAGGAGACATTGGTCATCACACCATCAACGCCCTTTTCCTCGGGGGACATGATATCATCATCTTCTTCAAAGCCTGACAAAAGATCGTGGTCATCAATCACCGGAAGGGTTTGAAATGACTTGATAGTGTCGGGATCAGTTAATGATGACTCAGGACGATATACGTTGACGATGCGGTCAGGATCGCCGGGTAGCCCTACTTGGGCGGCGCTGTATTCAAAGATGCCGTAGCTGGACACAGGTGTTGACCGAACATTCAAAAACCCGTTTTGGTCTATCGAGCGATGGCTTGCCGTGTCCGTCATTGTTGCCCCAGCTTTGGTTAACTCCACATTTGTATTTTATCATAAAGAAAAATCCGCGTCAAGTACCGGCGCTAGTTTTTCTTGACAGGAGTCTTTCTATTCAGTTATATTCAACATCTTTTTCAGCTTGGATATAAGATCTTTGTCAGATATGGTAACGCCGGAATCTTTACTCGCCGATCGTTTTTGTTGGTATGCCGCTGCTACCGCTTGTTTCTCCGGGTAGCCCGCATTGATCATCTCAGATACATTCTTTTCAAATGTTTTATCACTTTTCCCTTTAGCTAATGGCATCATGACACCTCAATCGTCAGATATGTTAATTACTGGTATCGCCCGGCATCTACACCCTATAGCATGGCCCGGCTTACCGTCATCTTTTTTAGGTAGGTCTACTCTAGTACCGTCCGGGTAGTACAATTCGCTGCCCGGACCTTTAGTCGAGAATGTTTTCCCGTCCAAATCCATGTGGGTATGTCTCGGCGTTTTGCCTGCCGAACTATGTGCCCACTCAAACTCATCCACCCCATTTTGGTTCATGCGAGCGTTATTTAATTCGCAAAATATCTTTTTGGTCTGGTCCATTGCTATAAAATCAGCACGCTCTTTCGACGCACCAAGGGTATCCTTTAGATAAGCGCTTAGACCATATGCCCCCTGTTCGGTTCCTTGTGGAGACGTCAAAGAATTCCACACCGATTTCTCTATCTTGTCGTGGAATTCTTGGCCTACGCTTTTTATCAACGCCACGTTTTGCTGGACGGCCAGCTCCATGGAGCTTTCCCACTCTGGTTTGGGAATGTTTTTAGGCTGTTTTATGCCTAGCGACTTAAGAGATGACCCAACAGAAGAAAATGAATGTTTATCCACCTGCATGGCAAATGACTCAGGGACTTTCCCGGTCAATTTAGCTATTTTTGACTGCCACCGCTTCGCTAGTTTCATAAAAGCGGCTTTAAATCTATTTATAGGCAGCTTTGCATCGGCAGCATAATGCTCTTTGGTCCCCTCTAAGGACATTAAGGCCATTATCTCAGATTTGTAATCGGCGGCCATGCTGTCCAGCATTTCCTTAATTTGGTTGGCATACCATTCCTCTATGGCTACCGATGGGATCAGAGGCTTACCCCTGATCACTTTGTCCATTTTACGCCCGCGTTTTTTGGATGCTTTAAACACCATTACCACTGCCCAGCTGTTGCTTTCTGTTTATGGCCTTTTGCCTTGGTCTCTAAATTAGCAGCCTTTTTCAAGTCCCCGCTTCGTCTAGCTACAGATGCTTGTTTGGTTAAATGAGATGCCATAATCGCGTGCTCGCTTTTTGTCCTAGGTCCGTTTTTAATAATACTTTGGAGGCGCACTGCTTGATTGCTGGTATTTGCTGGCATTTTAGCAGCGGTTGCCCCCCCGCCACCTGATGAAAATTTGCCGCTGTTGTCCCGTTTTACTTCGTCCATAGCAACACTCAGCGCCGTTATAGTATCAGCAATTTTTTTACCCATTTCTTTGTTCATTGTGCAGTTCCTTCATTGGTGGCCTCTGTTCTCCAGCCCATAGTATAAGGTTTCGTGTGGTCGCCGTTACCCATCCATTCTTTAAATCCCGGAACCGTGGCTACTTGTATATCGCCGAAACCATTCCAACCAGAGCCATATGCAGCATGGTACGCGTTTTCGGCGTCGCCCACGCTATTGAACCCGATAAACGCTTTATGCTCATCAAAGGCACCCGTATCGGGGTCATTTTGGTTTACTATGTACACATTAGGGGCGTCAGGCATACGTCCCATAAACACATCCATGCCGTCACCATCAGCACCTAGTGTGTTCATTAAGTACCCATAATCATACTGCATTCGGGTAGACCATTTTGTATCGCCCAGTTGGCCCCTTCGGTAGGTCCCAGCTGGGTTTTCAATAGCGACTTGGTAGCCGTTCCACGCCACTTTAGGCATGTCTTTTTCTGACATGGAAGGCATGTCTCCCTTTAACGCCGACTCTATCTCAGGAATTACACTAGCTTGGACAGATGCATTGACACTAGGGAGGGTTATTCTTTTTGCCGGAGCTGACTTTTTGAGAAACGGCATCAACTGGTCTATAAGCCCGGCCAGTTCCGACATTTTCTCGTTTTCGTCGGTTTCTCCTTCATCTTCGGCACTGTCTCCCTCGCCCGGACCCTTTGTTTCTTCCTGTGGTTTTTCTGGCGCTCCCTCCAATGCTGCCTCGCCTTTTTCCGCATTGCCCGGATGGTCTAATTCCCCCGGCTCCAGCACTTCTTCCTCTGCATCATCTTCCTCATCCTTGATGTTGGAATACCCGGAGAATTTGTCGGCTCTCACACGTTTTCTTTCTTCATCAGGGCTGATAACCCCTGCGTTAATCAATCGCTCACCAGTGGCTGATTTCTTATCATTGATATCTGCTTGGGTCTCTGCTGTTTTGGCGTCCGTAGGGTTCCAAGCCACTGTTACCTTGAAGTCCCACCCATTCGATTTAACCATAAGCTCATAGTGCCTACTCAGAAGAGGATCACATTCATCTGACTGGACGGTCTCTAGCTTCTCATGGTAACTCTTTTCTTCGAACTCGCCTGTAGCGTTAAATCCTTTAGGGGACGTGCCCAATAGTTTAGTAGCGGGTGTCTCTGCGATAGCTGCCACTAATTGGTATTGACTCATTATGAGAGAGTCGAAGTCAGCCAGCGATGTGTCCGACTCTTCCATAGCTTCTTCCATCCCCAGCACTTTAATGGCGTGGTTATCCCGATAAGCTATCCACTGTTCTAGTCTCCCCTCAAATCCTTTTTGATCCGCTGCTACCTTTTTCAAGTCGACATGTAGTGCAGTTGTTCGTTTGGACATCGCCAGTAAAGGCGCTTCATTGGCGACGCGCTCTGCTGCATAGACACGTTCATATATGCGCTGGACCAAAGAGAGGCCGCCGTAGTATATGGTGGGTTTTAAGATATCGGCCACTTCAGGCCCTAGCGCCACATGCAAATGGGTCCAGTGGTACTTTTTCCCGCCGACTACCCACCAAGTGGGCTTGTAAAATCGCATCGAGGCCGGGTCGGTGGCCGCTTTGGTGTCTAGAAGGGGAGAACACCAATACGGGTCAATCTGGCGTATCCCTTTATATGACCCCTTACGGACCGCGTCGATATTGAATGGCATTTCTAAAGCGTCGGCGTCTTCGTAGTCGACATCAAAAATTACTATACGAATGCCAAAGATATTTGTGAATTTTACCATATTGGAGAGATGGTTTTTAACCCCGTACTCCACATCAATTTGGTTTATTTCTTCCAACACCACAGGGTCGATATCAGTACCATCAGCGATATTTAAGTCCCACCCGTGGCGGACCGCATCTAGGCCAGATTGTTCACATGCCTTATTTATCAGCCATTGTTGCGCCATAATAGCACATGTTTGCCATCCGATAAACCCTTGGCTCATATACCATGATGTGATACCCTCGGGGACCCCATACATACCCATCGAGCCACCCTTAAGAGTGGACGCCCCGGTAGAATCATCACCCACAAATCCTTTGTGGACCACAGCAGAGTCCATGGCGATGCCTTTCGCGGATTCTTTCTCCTCGGGGGCGATATCATCCAAAGCAGATCGGAGAGCGGGAGTTTGACCGTCTTCCAAAGAGTCGTTTCGTCTGATGCGCGCAAATGGGCTTAGGGGATCTAACCGTTCGGGGTAGGGGTCCTGCGTAGGCGGCTTTTGTTCGCCTCGCAGGATGATCTTGATCGCAAGAGCAATTCTGTTAAACATCGGTCGCGCCGCCTGTGATGTGGTTTAGCCCACATTATATCATGACGACGCCCCCAAAGTCAATAGAAGCCAAACCCCGCCCCAAAACTCGGTGACGCGTCTTTTATCTCGTGGAATTTCTGGTCTTCCTCTGACCACTGCCAAGTAGCTAGGCTATCCGTGAAAGTAAAGAATGAATCTGGCTTTTGCGTAGATAGATGCTCCACTGCGTATCTTATCGCATCCCACAGATGGTCATTTCCCTTTTCAAATGTAGGTAATATTTTCCCCGTTCTAGCATCCACTTTCCAACGGTACTTTTTGGACTCGACTATTAGATTAGCGCATCTAGGGTGGATGTATATCCGATCGAAGTTGTTTATGAACATCAGTCCATTCTCAACCGACCCTGCCGCCTTCTTAGCTGGCTCACAGTCTATCCCACATTCGTTCATCTTGTTTATAGCCAACGGCAAAGATGAATCAGCTCGAATTGTCGGCTGGGGCACCCCATGCATCTTAACAACTAATCCCGGCAATTCAGAAGAAAATAGGGGAGGTAGCTCGTCTAGACTATGATTATTTGTGTATAGCTCATAGTCCACCCATAAACAAGCCTTCCCCCGCTCATTCAGTGCTATGAACAGACGTACGCCTGCTGTGGGATCAGCGCCGCCATTGCTCCAGTCAGCCCCGAACAGAAATTCCTGTTTACCCCAAGGAGGAGCCTCAAATTCTCTTTCTTCCGAACGTTTAATTACTGTATTACCTACGATGTGCTTAGTGTGGCCGAGCCATATCCAGCAGTAGTCAGCAATAGCTTGGTTTTTGGCATCCTCTGTGGGGGCGTCAATTATTCTTTGAAGTGAGTTTAACCGGTCTGACTCCAGTGACTCAGTGAAGTACGGGTTGTCGTAATAGTTCACAACAACGGCTAATCTGTCCTCATACCCCGGCTGTCCTGCTTTAGCCACCAGTTCTTGGTACACAAAAGCATCTTCATCCTCGGGGTTCATTGTGAACAGCAATCTGTTCCCGGTAGTACGTATCGATGGTAGCAGCTTTTCCATTGTCTCTTTAGAAATACCTTGAGCCTCTTCCCCCCAAAATACCTTTATTCCCGCCACAGATTTAAGGGAATCGATGTTGGACCTCAGACCCTTAAATATTGCTACCGATCCTGTCTTCTTTGATTTAATGTATTTCTGGGCGGTGTCGAACATATGGTCCCGACCCTGACGGGCTATAGCCAGCTCCAGCTCTGCTTTGGATGAGTCCGCTATGGATACTTGAAGCTCACGCCCGCACAGTACTTTCATCGGGGATGAGTGCATGTACCGAGTTACCGCATCAGCTACATTGTACGTTTTCCCTGACCCTCGACCACCTACAAAGGTTATGATGCGGTAATTTCGTATCTCCCCGTTCACTGGGTCAAGCACTACAAAAGGGTTCGGCCTTGCCTTGGCTTCTTCAGGATCAAATGGCTTTAGTTCCTTGTCGATATCAAACACTATCTAACCTCCCAAGGAGCTGGTGTTTTAGCCTCATCATCTGCGTTAGGATCATTGACATACTTTTCAGCCATTTCAAGCAACCTAGCCGCAGATGTCAGATCTACCACCCTACGGTGATACACATTACCTTCTTTATCATATACGGGTCTTTCAATCTCACCTAACGCCATATCGAGCGCTCTGGATAGCCTTGCCTGAAGCCCCACACGAGTAAATGTGGTAACTTCTGAGTATTGCTGACCCACGTCCGCTATTGCCGCTTGTGTTAATGGATCAGACAAGTACATGCTTACTTCTTGGTCGCTGATCCCCACATCAAGCATTTTGTGAGTAGAATACCCTGACCGTATGTACCAGCACACAAATAACTTTTTGTCGTTAGGTAGATTTATCCACTCTTCATCTTTGTGTTTCTCCACCAACGCTTTAAAGTCCATGGCGTCGGTCATTGTCGGAATTGCTGTCATATATTCCTCTGACATGGGTGATTTTTTCAATTATACCACAGAAAACTTGTGAAGTCAATGTGGGTTAGGGCATCCCTCCGAGGGTTAGATATAATGCCAACAAGTCCCAAGAAGCAAATTTAAAACTTAGAACCAAGAACACCGTCCGGCGCGGCCTCTTGGTTCCCTCTATTTCTTTTTATTTATTTTTAGGTTAGGGGTTAGGGTAGGATAGGGGTCCGGAGATTGGAAGAAGACCATTATTCTCCGAGACAAAGCCGCTGGCTCTGGATCACCATGAACTATCTTGGTTCGAATATCCTCGGACCCCTAACCTATATCTCTAAAAAGTCCAGACATGGCTGAGGCCGCGTCGGTAGCGGCCTCAGGTGGGTTAGATGTGATTATGGCCCAGCGGATAGGTATGTCTATCAGTGAACAGTTGGGTCAATAGACATCGGTTTTGTGGGCTGTGTGGCGGCCATATCATCCCTATCAAACATGATGGCCTGTCCTTCATTTTCCCCCACTGCTTTGCAAATGTCAATATACGCTGCCATATGTGCGCATATCATAACCCCTAACGATTGGCTGTTGTTCCACACTTCATCGCCATGAGTTTCAAAATATCGACCTAATTTACGAGAATGCATGCTAACAGCGATAACCGACGACACACCTGCCGACGTCTCTTTATATTCCCCGGTAAAAGGGTCGTGGTCAGAATGCCCGTGCTTGATGGCCATCAACATCTCAAAACAAGATGGTCTCACCTTTCCTGACAAAGCTATCTCCGCTGATTTTGCTCTTAGGTCATCATATCTGCGGGCATATTCTTCTTTAGAGGTGGCTTCAGATATGCCCAGATATTTGTTCATAGCAACCGCAAGCATCCCGGCAACTATGATACACCCATTTCTAACATCAGAAATAGCATAATCAGAAAAAGCTTGAGGCCCTTTCCGCGCTACTTCTGAAAGGATGATTCTCGCTTCAAGAGCCGAGGCAACTATGATGCCAACTCGGTCATCAAGGCGAATATCTTTATCAAGGTTTAAGCTGAGGGCTAGACCGGCCACCACATGATAGATCAGGTTTTCTTTAAAAGGTTCTATATTGAGCTTCATTTGGTTCTCCTGTGTGATTCTTTTTCTCGACGAATTACATCTTGGTGCGGGTCAACCGCTAAGTCGGGTCGTCCTGACAAAAACATGGACCCGACCCCCACAATAACTGGTCGCGTGAATGTGGGCCTATCACCGAACCAAGATTGGTCCCCGATGCGGATGTGGCTTCCCATAAACGAGCAACGATCCCCGAACGTACACTCACTGCCGAATGATGAGCCATTATTGAAGATAGCCCCTTTTAGGGTGTAGGTGTGGTGGCCGAAATAGCACCCTGCCCCGAACGATACGTCATTCTGGATTCTCGCCCGGTTCCCGATCACACAATGAGTGCCCACTAAAGAGTGGTGGCCGAACGACACACCATCCCCAAACCGGCATCTATTGCCGATGTGGCAGTGATGGCCTATCTCAGAATAGTTAGGGAAAATGGTGTCTTCACCCACCATCGTAAACGGCGGAACGATATACCCGCCACGAAGATTTTTGTCGAACATCTATTTGCCCTCGGAAATGTTGCTAAGCATTTTATTTATGTCGATGCACATCGAGGCGTTTGCGGCTGCTTCTTCGTTGCTGTGGTCGCACATAAGCTGCAGAAGCAACTCATTTTGGAAGCTGATCAGAGCCATTTTAACAGTCAGTATTTGGCTCGGCGTAAGGTCTAGTTTCATTATACTCTCCGGTGTGTTTGATGTAATCATTATACCACATTTTTGAAATGCTGTCAATCATATATCGCATCAATGAGAGACACGGGAAGGCGTTTTGTATTTTTGAGGTATATCTGTGGGGATGTAGGTCAGAAAGACAAAGGGAGAAAGCCGGGGAAAGCTCGTTGGCCGCCCCGGAATAGTGCGCAGGTTTATTTGATTTGTGACGCCATGATCTCTTGGCGTTCGCTTTCTTTAAGGCCGAGCCACACTTTAGCTAACTGACGAGAACGCTCTTTGCTGTGGCCTTTCTCCATAAACAGTTTAATCAATGTCTTTTTACTGCGACCCTTATAAAAACTGTTGGGACCCTTACGGGGCTGATGGCTATCGGCAGGCCACACCTCGGGCTTGTCTTGAACTATTTCATGCGGGATCATTCATCACCTCTGCTGCCAATGATGCATTTGCTCTGGACTACTGGATGTCTTCCCTTCCAGCCGTCCTCAATAGTGACACCTGTCTCCAAATGGACGGGGGCCTCAAACGTAGCTAAAACATCAACAACCGAGTCTTGGCCTATTCTGGCACTGCCGTGGAAACTGGAGTTAGCCCCGACATAACATCTGCTCCCCAAAACTCCCCCAAACCAGAAAGTAGCGCATTCTCCGATGACAGTGCGGCTCCCCACCACTATTGCATTGAATTTGGAATGGCCGCCGATATTGCAGCGTTGACCGATGGTAGTATGCCCGCGAAACAGACATGAACAACCGATAAACACATCATCAGCCACGACCACACCATTGAAACCGCAAAAGCCCCCAATAACGCTTCTGAACCCGATAGAACAACCAATACCAAACGACGCGTAACTACCAATGCGGCATCTTGAACCAAATGAGCAATATGCTCCGAACGAACAATTAGTGCCGAAAACGACACCATCCATGAACGCGCAGTTGTCGCCGAATCTGGTGTCATCAGGAATGACGCTGCCTGCGGGTATTACTGTACAATCCGGGATTTCATACCCATAAACATTTTCGTTTTGTGCGTTAGAGCTTACTACGCGCTTAGGGAATCTTGTGACATCAAAATGACTCATTTTATCTCTCCAGACAACCACGTCCTTGTGGTCGCATTACTTAATTAAAGTATAGCCGCGTTCAAAAATATGGGCAGGGGAGTATGACACATAACCGTCATCATACGTTACTATGTAACCACCTACCTGCGGGTGATGCTTGTCCAGCCACCCCTGTTCCACATAGAAAGGAACATAACCTTCTTCAGCAGGAGTTACAACAGCACCATCAGAAAGACAGCCTACTGCGTTATTCACACGTTTAAATTGCAGGGTGATGACTTTGATTTGCAATGCCGAAACTTCTTTGTGGCACTTATATTTGGGCATTGCAACGCGCCCGATCAGATTATCAGCCATTTTGCGCCCCTGATGCAATAAATTTGGCGAATTCGAGATGGAGATCGTCAAGATGCCACACAGCCATCCCGTCCAACATCCCACTCCTCCCGCTTTCAACTTCGCAGCCAAGCGCTTCAGCTGCTGCCTCTTTGGTGCTAAACAAAGGCAGGCTCCAAGCGCCGATGTCGCCGTTCTCTTCGACATACATCGTTTTAGCGAAGTCGATAACGCCGCGTTTTTTGTTGACTTTGCCGATCACAAATTTAGGCAAATGATCGTAGTCAACATTTTCTACGTTGGTATTCTTTTCCATTCAAAACTCCTCATATTTTACAAAAGGGTACTTGTTCATCGATGAGTGTTCACGTCCGCATTTGGGGCATTTGTGAATATAATAGTTAGGCATAGCCGCATCTCGCACATAAGGCATTGGTATTTGACACGGTTGGCAGATAATGCGGACCCTGACGGGATATACGTCCATCACATCTTCAGCGACGTTCACGCCTACTCGCGGTGCGCCGGGGATATACCGTTTGGTGGGGGATTTCAAAAAATCTTTTACCGCAGACACGATTTTATTGAGCATTTGAACCTCCAAGTTGAATTGATATTTTATCACATCACGGCGTTTTTGTCAATATCTGCATGGGACACAGGGACTAACTTAACCGCACGAGGAACGTTAGTGATATCCACAACTTTATGTAGGCTATATTCCCAACAACCCATACCATAAAGCCCTGACGACACAGAAGACATTACGACACGGGAATCAGCTTCTTTGTTTTCTAGACGCCACACACCATTAAGGGTATTTCTTACAGGCATCTCGCTAAATGACCTGACACAACCATTCTTATCCCAAGCCACGTAAGAATGGCTAAAGTGGACCATCTTTGCGATGCTATCAAGCGAGAATGGCGCACACTCAACTTCATTGCGCAGAACGGAGATGCCCTCAGTTGTGATATCCAGCGCCCCGGCGTATTTAGCTAGGGCGCTTACCGATAGGTCAAATGCTTCTTTATCCGACATAATGTTAATCGCCGCCATGCGCAGAAGGGAATTGATGTAATCTGTTACGCCATCTACTGTTGTCTCATCGAACATGGAATTACTTATACTTATTGCCATAGCTATTCTCCGATCAATCTTCAGGTAGCAACAGGCCAAGAATGATAAGCGCCATCGCCACTACTAAACATGGAGGGACACCTAGAAGCGAACCTCTAATTGCCCAGTCCATGATTTCAAACAGTTGGATTTTTGCTGTTGTGTTTAACCACTGCAGCGTGTTCTCTACATAGTCCATGCGGTTTTTTCCCCAGCGGAGTGAACCGCACTGTTATTCTAGACCCCTGCTCTACCGGAAGGTTGCAAACCTGCTTAATCACACCGATAGACAGCATCATTTTAACATCACTATCAACAACAATAGAAACTTGCTCGGAGTTTTTGATGCCGCCCATCACGGCGTTGGCTTGACGGCGCACCTGAGAATCGATATAGCGCCAAATGGTCCACTGCCTACGAGTCATTTGCATCTTTGCATCTCAGGTGGTTACGGCCACCTGCCCGGCGATGGACAGCCCATTACGCAAAAAACATTATAACACAAAAGACACCGCCGCGCAATCACTTAAGCGCTAGACACATCTTTTGCACCAGAGCAAGGGAACCTTTTAGGCTCGTCTCTACGTCATCAATCCCTTGCCAAGAGTCCAAAGCTCCTGACTCAGCTATTTTGAGGACCCTCGAAAATTTTTCGGCGTTCCATTTATATGACGTAAGGTCAATTCCAGTAGCTTCTTTTATTTTTACCAATGTATTAAGAGCGTCACACTGGCTTTCGCGCATTCTGTCGATTTGGCGCTTTAGGTTAGCGTCGATCATTGACCTCTCTTTATCAATGGCTTTGTTGATGATCTCCATATTGGCCTTTTCATCGGCCTTGGCCGCAGAACGCAACAGAGATGCTACAAAGGGCTTGCCCATGGTTATTGATAGTGTTTTAGCTGCGGGCAGTACCGTTGTCAACCTGCCTTTTTCATCCACTTCCATCAACCCCCAAGTATCCGGGAGAGTGCCGGGGTTATCAACAAGGCCCGTAGGAGTGACCAGCCACCAGTAGTCGCAGTATTGAGCAACGCTTTCAGCTTTATCGGGACACGCCAGCTCTTTTTTCAAATCACCGCGAGACACTTTTATTTCAAAGCCATGGACAGAAAGACCCCGGCTAGGGTACATATTCATCGCCAACCCATCTGCCCAACGGCGTTGAGCGGCACCTGTACCATCAGCCACTTCGAAGAAAAGCGCCCATTCAGGCTGGACGTAGCGAGAACGAAGAGCAGCCCTTATCTGAGCTGCGTTAAGTTTTAATATAGCCATCATTTCCCCGATAAGTCGAAGTGTAATTTTTCGATGTTTTTGTTGATAGCGGCTACACTGCATAATAATGCAAGCCAAGTAGTAGCGTCGTTTTTAAGCCAATGTCCGGGGCCTATGCCATCTTCATCAAAGAAATGGAGATCGGAGGGTACTGCAAGATGTTTAACTACATGCATAGGGACGGCGATAGTGTTGATGCCATCATTGAAATAATGAAGAGCGTTATTAACGGTTCGCGGTGAATATTCACCCGCAGTTTCGATACGACCCCGATACCCGCAGCAATTAGGCCCCCACATTTTGATATACTTATCATCAGACGCCGTATTCGCTACGCTGATGATAACATAATTGTAGGATAATTCTGTGGCTTTCTTTGCTATGTAAGAAGCGTCAATAATAATTTTAACCGTAGACTTACCCATCATTCGCTCCAGTGGGCATCATATGCCAGCTTTATAGCTTTTTCAAACGTATCGGCGTACTCAGACCACAATGTTTTACCATTGCAGGTGCTGCGGATAATATACACGCCAGTAGCGTCATCTTGGAACAGAGTTATTACGGTGTCGGTTCCGTTCTCAACATGTCCCATCAAATTCCGCAGCATGGCAATAGTAGTTTCAGTTCCCATTATCTTCTCCTATCTGGCGGTCACATTCATCAATCAGAGAATTAAGCATATCATTGTAGGCGTTCAATCCGGGGATGATACGCATAACTTGGCAAGGCATAAAGCACATCGCGGCATAATGCTCTGCGGCCTCTTTCGATTGAAATACCGAAAAATTTGCTAGCGACGCCGGGACAACACTACATACCATGCCTGCGTCCCATGGGTGTGTCCCCTTAGCGACGCGCATCAGGGTGGAGTTGCCTACTATTACGTAGTTTTCGCCGTACAGGCTTTTGTTAGTAGCTTTCAGATTAAACACCGCATCGCGACTTGCTTGTGTGGCCGCGCGTACCGCCTGTAAAAACTCTTTATGATCCATTTTAACCTCTACATTGAGCCAAAACACCATTGTACCACGCTTTGGCCCCCATGTCAATTATTTAAATAAACTCGCCGATGTTTGACCGGGTGCCATCTTCAGCAACGTTGAATTTATGCTTACAATGACGGCAGCGGAAAAGAACGGGCCATTGTACCCACCCCAGCAACTGCACTTGCTCGGTCCCACATTTGGGGCATAGCGGTTGAAGTTTCGATGCCGCGTCACGGCGCATCACCAGCTCCATCAGAGCCATCCCCTCAGGGGTCATCACTATATTACCCATTACCAACTTTTTCATATATTGATCTCCACATATTTAATCGATTTAGCTGATGCCATCGATGGGGATGCCGACATCAACCACCGCCAACCGTTCCCATTCACATAAGATACAGGCCAAAGATACAAGTAGCCATCTTGGTCGTCAGCCACTTGATTTGTATACCCGTAAAGGTAATGGCCCAATCTTCCCGCCCATGACGCGTCAAACCCATGGCTATCAAAAACTAAATTATACAGCTTATCTAACTCGGGGCTTTCAATGGCTGGCGACTTGAATTTAACACCTTTAGGGCAGGGTGTCGTCTCTATTCTAGGGGTTAAGTACGGAACGACGCTCAACAGCACATACCCCTCAATGATGAAATCTACCGGGCAGATGTGCTCAATTCTTCGGATGACATGATGCCCGGTAGATTTCCCGTCGACATACTCTTCAAGAAATAGCAAGTCATCCACACGGAAACCACGGTCATTTAGTCTCAGTTCTGCTGTCTTAAGACCCAACACAACGTCACGAAAATGCACTGGGGCAATCTTCAAATAGTGAGTTTTCATACGTTAATCCTCCAACACGTTAGTTATGGCCACTTCATCACCAGCATCCATACCCGCCAGAGCAGCCGCTAATTCATCCTCTTTGAGACGCTTTTTGCCCTTGGACTTGCTGTATTCCACCGAGCCAAAATAGTCAGACACGGCGGATGTTTTTAAAACGATGAGAGAAGTCCCAGCGGCCACTGCATCAGCCGCCCGTTCTTTTGTCATGTCTCTCAACCTTGACAGCATGCGGCTTGACATGGCTTCTTTAAATGCAGTCCCCACGCGGGCGTTGTAGCGAGTGTATCCTTTGGATCGCATGTAGGCGCTAGTGCAGGTGTCCACCACAGAGCACAGGTATTCATACATCTGTTTTGCAATTTTGGTGTCTTCTTTGAAACCCTGCCACTTGATGCGGTGGCCGTTATTCCCGCTGTCCCACTCGGAAACAGTTTGGCAGTCGTTAAAAACACCTACGCCAACTGACAGGCAGCTTTTCCACTGGGGCATGTACTTGTAGACATCTTCGGAATCAGACTCGCCGAAATGATCTTCACCAAACATTTTACCATCGGTAGATGATGCAATGTCCATTTCATCGATTTGATATTTGTCCATCAATTTGCGGGCCATTAGCGCTGCGGATGACGCTTCGTGCTCATTGGTGTTGTTGGTGGCGCGAGCTAACATCTTTGCGATGCGCTCTTTGACTTTGCTGAGGTCGATTGACATTTCGTTGCTCCGGTGTGGTTGGGAACCGTTCCCTATGTACTTATTGTACCACAGCCGGAGCTTGATGTCAATTATTTAGAACCGACCAAAATAAGGAGCCTGCGAACATCGGCAGTTTGGGCTGTGCGCGGGGGACTTAAGCTCATCCAACTCCTTTCTGAGACGCACGATCTCATCGGTCTGAAGGGAAATCAAAGCGGCAGACGTCTCAGAGGCACTGCATGCCACCTGATAACGAGCTTTGTCCAACGCAGTGCCTCCCCCCGAGATTTTTTCGTTACTGCAACGAGATGATCCTGAACTCCCATTCTCAGTACATCCGTGCATGCTCATTATTTGATTAGCTACGTGCTCAATGACAGCATCAGAGCAGCTAAGTGCCTCCACAGCGGCGATCATATCTTCGCTGGACATCATTTCAATCAATGACCAAGGATCGGCAATTGAAATGGTAACACCGTCAACTGACTTAATTTCTATCATGGTAATTCTCCTGTTCAACGGGGTAGTGACGGTGGATACATAAAATGAGTAATGCAGTCGGGGTGGATGTCACCATAGCGAGAAAATGCTACCCATGGCTTTAAGGTAGCGCCTGCTTGACAATCACATATACCTACTGTGTTTCCATCAGTCACTATCACACTGATGGACTCAAACTTGGTCACAGTAGCTACGTCGATAGGCATGCGGGTTTTAACGTCCACCCACTCCATTACATTTGAACCAAGAAGGGCGCGGGCCATTTCGACGCCCTCCTCGGCTGACTGGCGTACGCTGCCATACCCTATCTCTTCAAGACGCTTTTTGGTCAGCATCGTTTTCCCTCAAAGGTAGTATTTCTTCCAGATATTTAGCCAGCGCCCTACCCTCAGACCGGGCTAAACTCATGTTGTACTTATCCCCGCGGTTGTTTTGGTACAGTAGGTCATTTACCGCCGACCAAAATTTCTCATCGACGGGAAAGTCACCGTTTTGAAGGTGTTCTGCTTTGCTCAATTGCGCCGGGGCTGTTACATTTGAGCAAAGCAGCATGAAGTCTTTCCAGCGCTGCAGCCCATCAGCCCGGTCGCGCTGGATTTTAACGTTCTTCTCGTTCTCAACACTAGTATCGCGGCGGGAACGAAGCTCGATAAGCAGCATCAATAGTTCGATGTCGTCGGCAAGCCCCTCTGATATCGCTTCCATCGTTTCAATCCAGCCAGCAAGGCCACCATCCGGCTTACGTTCAAAATCATTCATAGTAGGCTTACCTTTTTAGATGCGAACCCTTCGACCGTGCAACCAGCGGCCTCAATTCGCTTTACGACATAACTGCGACTCATTACAGCCGAAGAGTTCAAACGGACAACCGACTTTTGCGGGGCGGTGAATTTAGTAACGATTCGGTGCAGAGAGTTGAAATTGATAAACGGCACAGCACGATGCCCTTTGTCATTACATTCATGCCACTCTATTGGCAGACCTCCTGACATTTCCGCCACAGCATCGCGTAATGCATCCATCGTAACCGGCACCTGATCGCCTTTCAGTGCTGCGATTTCCGCCACAAGCTGTTTTTGCAATTCTTGACCAGCAGCCAAGTCGCGGTATTGATTGCGGTTTGCACGCTCCGCATCGTCAGCCCGCTGGCATAGTTGGCGAGCACAATCCATCGGTGAATCACCGGTCTGGTCGCAGCGCTCTTTTGAGAAGCCGACGACCCCCGCCAATTCATCAAAGCTTGCGCGGATATCTTCAGCCTGCTGGCGTTCTGCTTCGAGCAGATTAAGTAAAGCAAAATATTCTTCTGCTTTTACCATTTGACCGTTTATGGCCGGTGCCCATATTGCAAAATGCTCGCCGTCGTGTACCTCAATTTCAGCGCCAAACTGTGTAATGTCACGCAGCTTCTCTTCAACATTTTTGTTCATGGTTTTCTCCATTCTTTCCATTTCCCAACATCGCTGATAGTAAAGGGGCTTACACCGCCGAACTGCTTGACATATGCCGTCTCATCCTTGATATCAGACCGCACCATGCCTAGTTTTTCCTCAAGTTGAGCGATGCGTTGTGCGTCCATTTTAGTTTGCAATTCGGCTTGTTTGAGCATTTCTCTGAGCAACACTACCTCATCGATAACGCCTTTGCTGCGGATGATGCGTAACCGGGAAGATAATTCACCGAACATGAGCTGAGAGATGCGGCTGTGTGCATAGAGATTAACGATGAACTCCTGCGCATTATCTTCGGTGATGTAGATCTCCGCCGCCCCATCTTTCTCGACAAGATCAAATTTAATTAAGCCGTTTTTGGCCTGGATAAAAACTTCTTTGTACATGATTTTTCTCCGGTTATTGAACCAAATAATTATAGCACAGGCCGAAGCCTATGTCAAGTATTAATCCAGCTCCCGGTCAGGGTCCCATTTAGCGCGGCGCACTGTCAGCAGGTCGAGTTTCACACCCAACAATTTGGCGCAGCGACCGTGCTTCTCTTTGCTGAATCGGGTCCCTGAACAGTTAATCCAATACTTAGGCGTTTCTCGGAGCCACGCTTTAATCCGGATGGTGCTGTTATCAGTTCGAACTACCAAAATTCCCATGTGAGTGGGCTGTTTAGCCATTTTAATCTCCCTACGCTTGGTATCGTTTAATGGTGTTTAGGTCAAGCCGGGCGGCATTAGTGTATGAGCAATGCCCAATGGCCTTGTTATAGCAAACGCCTTGCGCGGTCTCCCAATGGTCAACAAACTCATAAAGATGGACCTGTATACGACCAATATCGGTCCCGTGCCTATTTGTCACGATAAGCTCACCTGTGTGAGTGGGTTGTTTAGCCATCATTTACTCCTGATGATATCGAATATAGCTACTAAATTTGAAGTGTACGACCCGAAATTCGATATATACTCGGACCTGCTTTCCGGGCCGCTATCATACAGAAAATCATCACTAAGGGGAGTGAATTCACCTGCAGTCCGATGCTGTTCTGACCGGAAGAATCCTAGTGTGTGCCTAAACTCCTCCAGCGTGTACTCATTTACTTCTTCATACATCCACGTGCTGGCGAATACGCGAATGACATCACCGGCCTTAGGCTTGTCCACACCATCCACGGCAATATTCAGCGCCGAAATCATCTTGCGGGCTTCTGGAACGGATAGCTGGATGACTTCATTAAAGTCGGTGCTGATTGAGATGTTGCCGTGGTGGTTGTTAGTACCAAAAACAACATCGTCGCCACCGTACACATCTTTAAGCAACACAAAGTTATGCTTAGCCATTATAACCTCATTTGGGGCCTAAGCCTCCGTTATTTAACCCTGAAAATGCGTGAACCGAACAGCTCGCCTCCCGGCGTGAACGGCGTAAAGAATGATAAAACGGCCTTGCCTGTGGCATCAAAGTCAGTTACCTCTGATGTTTCATATTTGCACCAGTATTTGATGATGTCGTGCTCCGCCCAATGCTTGGGGAAGCGATCCAGAACGGCATTAAACGCCAATGCTTCAGAATGCGCGGCTTCTAAACCGCAACTATCAATTACGCGTTGCAACACCTCAAGCGCCATTTTCAGGTTGGTTTCAAGCCACTCATCGCCTTGCCAAGTGTCCATGTTAGACTCTACATACGTTTCGATAGCGTGGTGCATATCGCGGAAGCCGTGCTTACGCACAGCATCATGGAAGCCGGGGTGCATGACGCAACTTTCATTGAGGTAAGCATTTTTGATGCTATCAATAATCAGAACAGCCAGCGCATCCGCATTGCGCCATTTGCCTTCTTTGCGGAAATTTTTATCGGTGATGAAGTGCGTAAGCGCGGCCACTGGGTATTTTGCGATGTGGGCTGCTTTGGTCAATGCGGCGATTGCTGACTTGCTCATTTGTGTTTCCTCGTGCGGTAAACTTGATAAAAATATTATACCACGGGCCGAAGCCCGTGTCAAGCATTGCACTTTAAAGAGCGACGATAACAGCGCCGGGAGTTTTAGCGGCCAGCTTTTCGGCCAAGTCTTTACGCCCGCAGTACCCCAGTAATAACCAATCATCGCCCCAATCGCCAAGGCCCATTTCGTTAACGTAAGCGAGTCTCGCAGCAATTTGCTGGCGAACAAACTCATCTTTGTCTGTTGACGCTGCGCGGAGGTATAATTCTTTTAGCTCTTCTGTTCTGAAAGGCGTGTTAGGGTCGCGACGCACACAATCGGCATAGTGCGTGTGGTTACGTCCTTCCGTTTCTTCAGCAATCTTGCTTGTTGCCGCAATGCGCATTTCAGCAAGGTTAAGGCGGGTGAAAACAACGTGAGTGTAAACGCGGGCGGTAGTACGGGTGTGCTCAACGCCATTCGGGTCTTTTGCGGTGTAAGTGGTTTTAGCTGACATTTTGTAATTCCTTGTGTTGTGGTGAGGGGCGACTGCCTCTCGATAAAACTATTATACCACGACCCGACATCCATGTCAAGTATTACACACATAGAAATTGTAATAAAATGTTACTTGCCTGTCACACCAACGCCGGGGATATCGCCTGCCGCAATCGCGGCGTAGATCAAGTCTGCCGAATGGCCGTTACTTGCTGATGAGCGACACAGTTCTGCAATAGCATCTTTCGCTTTTTCCTCGGTGCTACGAAGCGCACGAAAACTTGAGGGGGTGGGGTTAGCCAATATAAAATCACTGTGGCTACCGCAAGTCGGGTGAAGCCACACACCGCTGTGGTGGTGAATTACTTCGACTTCCATCCATGCACCGGCACCGACCTGTACCTCGCACACGAAGCCAGCGGGGGGAAGCCCTTCGATTGGCTGGCGGATTGCCTCAGCGGGTTTGGGGACGATCCGGCGAGCCGCCTTTGTGTAATTGCCATGGCCATACATACCGTCCCACTTTTGGACAACTTTGCTCCATGAGAGGTTGAGGTATTTTTTGCCCACCGGGTCTAGCCAGTAGCAGAATGACTTATCGGTCCAGATGCATTCAGTAGCCCAGTCAGGAGCAACTGCAAAATCGTCGGCGCTGCCACTAATGATTTCAAACACCACCTCAACTGGCTCTTCAACGTCTGGGCGCTCGACCGTCCAATACTTTTTACTGCAATGGAAATCATCGCCATTTCGTTTAACGCCCGTAAAAGCGTCCTGAGTTTCTACGAGCGAGTCAGCTACGAATGGTGGTTTGCCAAGGTTGTTTTTCTTAGGCGCAATAATGATCGCATCTTCAGGCAAGACGTCAATCGTCCACAGGCCAGCGTCGCAATCAAAGCTATCCCCGCTAGCTTCCTCCCCCCTCCATCCAGTCGGAGTAATTTCAACCGACCGGGCTGCAAACGTCTTGCAGGGGCTGGCCGACCAGTGGTTTGTCTTTGGTGTAAAAATTGCTTTCATATGATGTCTCCGGGCCGGGAACGACTATAGTGAAATAAGTTTCAAGTAGCGCTGGCAATTAGATAACTGTACGGGAGTGCAGCCGTTTGAATTTTTAATACTACGAACCGCACCTATGTCGCTACGGTAGTTTTTCACCACCCGAATACGACCCGCATAAACAACGTTTCCTGACTTGCGAATCGTAACTTTAGTTAATTTTGACATTTTGTAATTCCTTGTGTGATAAACCCAATAAAACTATTGTATCACAACTCGACGTCCCTGTCAAGTGTTGCACAACTACGCCGCAGCGCGTCCAGTCGCCTCTGCTTGGTCCCATGTAGCGCCGTCAAACAATGCTAACCGGCCCGCAGCACGACGCACTAGGCCGGGGAGAACTACACCGTTTTGCTTATTAAACTGAAGCAACTTAACACGTAGTGCAGGCACATCACCATCGCGAGCAGCGTCGTCAAAGTCACCTAAAACGCTATCCTTAGCGACCACTTGCTTCCCTACATTAAAGCATAAGTCGCAAATGGCATCAAACTGCGCCTGATTGAGGTTTTTACTGACATCAGCATCTGCGAACGCCACCGCTTTAGCCATATCGGCGTTGAGCAGAGTATAAGCCTCATCCAGACGAATATTTACTTTCGGAGGAGTGGTGCCGGTGTGACCAAAGCCCCAAGTATAAAGACCCTTTGCGCGTTCATCCGCAGTAGCAAAATAAGGTGCGCTGCGAAAGGTTTCAAAAGCCGCTGTAAATTTCAAACCGTTAGTACTGATGTTACGCATTTACTTCTCCTGATTAGGGCTGGTTAGCCCGGATAGACGCTCGGCGGTTAAGTTGGTAGTCAATTTAATAGATAATGCCCTTGAAAACAAAGGTCGACGCCATATATCCATCTTTTCTTTATGTGACACATAGTCGCCTACCTCGGCCACGCTGTTGCCCACCAACAAATGAGGATTTACAGATGATAAATAGATAAGGCGGTCAGCCAGATTGACGTAGCTGTGGCCATGAGGAACCCTATCAAATACATCATGCAGCAGTGAAGTGTAGTTAGTAACGACTTCAGCCGGGTCATACTTCAGCGAAGTAAGGTCAATAACAGCTTCAGCCACTATTTTGGTCATCACTTCAACATTGAGTCGGTAAACAGCTCCGGTATCTTCTTTCATTTCTCTCTCCAGTTCAATGACTACAGCACCAACAAAACCACTTGGTGAGGTTCGCACATGGTACACCCATCGGCTCTGACGTAGGGGGCTGCGGAGGCCAAACAGATAAGCTTCTCGGCCAAATTAACATAATCATGGCCGTTGGGGACTTCGTCGAACACGTCGTGTAACAATGAGGTATAGTTAGCAACAATTTTTGCTGGGTCGTATTTCAGTGAATTCAAGTCGCCGATAGCTTTATTAACTATCTCACCAACCAGCCCAGAATAAAATCGGTATGCTTGTTCTGCCTCTTTCATTTCTCTCTCCAGTTCAATGACTACGAATCCCCATTATAGCACATCCGACCATCGATGTCAATTACTCAATCACCGACACCAATTATTAACGATCGAGGAATGAACCAATAGCACGCTAATCATCTAGGATAGGGATCGGCTGACCTAACACATAGATCTAACCACTACCGTCCGAACCAAAAATACCGTCCGACGCGGCTTCTCCTCTTTTTTATTTTTTTAGGTTAGGGGGGTTAGGAGAAATAGGGGGTAGACGACATCGAAAGAGAAGCAGCCACAGCGGGACAAAGCCGGTGGCTCTGGCTCGTTCATCTTTCTTTCTGGACGACGCGGATAGATATACCCCTAACCTATCCTGATATATGCCGACAGCCCCACAGCCCGCGTCCTTCGGGGCTTGGTCTTCTGCGAATTATCTAACCCGTGGCTGCCCTCGAATACCCAGCCTAACCCGTTTTTGGTTCTCCGGTAAGTGTTCCCTTAACCCGTCATCTAACCTTCGGCGCTCGATGGAAGTATTGACAATGGTCTAACTGCGTGTTAAAATGGTCTTTTTGCTCTAGAGGTTCGAAAATGAACATTTATCGTGGGCGGGGGGTGCGGTGTGGTAACTAAAGTGCAATTATTGCATGTCGGATGTCAGCCTATAAGGTACGTCATACGACGTCATCTGCGTGAAACACGTAGCATTTCGATGCGGTCCGATCTTACAGTGCGTATAGCAGTAGACGACCTGTTTAGGTCAGCGGGGTATGAAGGTGAGTCGGTCACACACGACGAGTTATTTGGGGTGCTTCATATTAAAACCAAGTTGGACCCTTTGATGATGGTCTACACGGTACGTCAAAAGGAGGCAATTAGGGCGCTAAAAGCGTGCGGGTATCCGGAGGATGTAATATCTGCGGTGGCCAAGATAAAAGAAGGGTTAAGCCCGGCTGCAGTTCTTGGTGCAATGGGCAGATATCTATTGACATAAAGTTTTTGTGTGTGGTATAATAGATCTACCTCGCGGTCTATCGTAATAGCGAGTTGTTCGCTCTCAGAGCTGTTCCAACCGGAACGTTCCTTCGGGAACTTGGAGTTATTAATGTTTAGAACTAAAGACTTTACCTGCCCGAAATCCCCGCAATCAAGCAAAAATCCGAATGTTGAAGTAGCGCTGGCCCACGCACGGCTGTTCAAAGGGTTGCCATCAAGCCTATTTGTGAAGCTCCATGTCCTTAATAAATCGTTGTGCTATATCAGAGGCGAATGTGACGACCGCAGGGTACGAATCCGATATATCATCGTAATGCTGGACTTCCCTAATGGCAATACGTACCCGTGCATCTCATACAGAGACGCTATCAACGAATGTATCGCGGCTGATGACGCTGGTAATCTTTACGCCAGCGAGACACAGGTAATGCTGGAACGGGCGGCGTCGGCATGGATTGCAGAGCACGGAGCTAACGATGCACATCCTTAATGAAGAGCAATATGATGAGCTATCAGATATAGCAGACCGATCGCAACAAGTATACCAAGCCGCAAGTAAGCTGGCATCACTGGGGTTGAGACTGTTCCCATCAAAACCGTTCGATAAGGATAAACTGGAAACCGCTTTAAATGCCTACGCCGCCGACAAGGCACGTGCTAAGGCAGAAGGTCGTAAGCAGGAGATGAAGCAGAGAGATTACCAGATGTGGGGCGGTAAAGCGCCTGCGTTTAGTAATCAGTATGAAAAGGCGTCGTATGCGCAGGGTGAGATAGACGGGTGGTGGAATCCGGCCAGCGGGAAATACCGAGGCTGTAACATCTGTTTGGCCACTGGCGAAGGGTCTGGCGTAATAGTTTTGGACTTGGACGTCAAGCTAGATAAAGACGGAAACGTAGCCGAGGACGGCTTCATTTGGTTCAATAAGGTGTCGGAGGGACATGAACCAATAGAGACGTTCAAAGTACGCACTGGCGGTGAGTCGGGTCAAGGCATGCACATCTATTTCAGATGGCGTGAGGACATCCCAGCCAAAAGCAACAAGAACAAATTCGCACCCGGCGTAGACTTCCGCGCTGATAATGGTCACGTGATGGCACCGTTCTCGAAGTGCTACTCAATGTACGACGCTATTGAACTGAACGAAGTAGCTGATATGCCCGATTGGCTATTCGACGCTATTTTCAATGTGGGGGCCTCCGCACAACGTCCCGGAGCACAAAACGCACAGATGGGGGCTGACGTAGCCGACGCACCCGGTCCTGCGTTTTGTATTACGCCATTGGACCAGATATCCGACATGCTGGACTGCATTGACCCGTCTGAGCATGAGGACTGGTGGCAAGATATTTGTTTCGCCATAAAGTCGGAGCATGACACCGACGACGGGTTTGACGTCCTAGATCGATGGAGCGCCCGAGACCCGGAAGAGTACGACCATGCGATGAATTTAGACTTCTGGAATCGAGGTAGTTCCAAAAAGGCGGGCGGTGCGAATATATCAACGCTTTACTACTTTGCCGAGCAGTGCGGATGGATGAATCCGAAGCGAGGCGCGACCAAGCTTGATATTTCAAAAGCAGTCAGAATGATGAACCGGTCATTCGCGGTAATTGACCCCGACCGCTGGATGGTTGACATGGTTAAACGAGGTAAAACTCCGGATAGGCGAACCCTACCCCCGGTATTTATCCCTGCAATGACTGTGTTCAAGACGAGATACGCACTAACCGATGAAGGCAAGATGAAGCACGGGTATGCCAAGGTATCGGAAGTGTCCATCATGCAAATCAAGTTAATGGCAGCTGGGTATAAGGTCGAGATGCAACTGCAGAACGGGAAAATAGTCACTAAAGACTTGTTCGATGTGTGGCTGCAGAACCCGGCTCGTGTCTCATATGCATCGGCGGGCTTCTATATCGAGAACAGTCGATGTCCAAACGGCGTATTGAACCTGTTCCCCGGCTACAAGGTGCGACCGATAGAGGGTGCGCCGACAATGTTTTTGCGCCACCTAAATGAAATAGTGTGCTCAGGAGACTCCGACCGCTCTTTTTGGGTCATGAACCGTCTGGCCTACATGGTGCAATTCGGTGACACGGTAGTACCTACTGCTTTAGCTATCACAGGGGACCAAGGGTCCGGTAAATCGATTTTGGCGGAATATGTTGGAAGTGCGCTAGGTGAGCTTAACTACAAATACCTGCACAATGATGACGCCTTGGCCTCACGATTCTCTGAAGAGCTGGTGGGGAAATTTATGATATGCGCGGATGAAGCGATTTTTACTGGCGATCCAAAACTACGCAACAAGCTGAAATCATTGATATCGGCCCAGACGATGCGTGATGAGGGGAAGGGGAAGGCAGCCAGAGACGCACAGAATGTAATGTTTTTGGTGGCGTTGTCAAATGAAAACGAACCGGTGGCAGTTGAACGAGGCGATAGGCGGTGGACAGTTATGAAAACAGATAACAAATTCAGCAAGGAAAATAGGGACGCCAACAGAGAAGTAGACAAAGAAGCACGGCTATATTTCAAAGAATTGGCCACCGAGATGAAGGGCGACGGCCCAGCTAAATTGCTGCATATGCTACTGAACTGGGAAGTGGACTTCGAAGCGGCCCGGACATCGCTGACCACCAAAGAGAAAGCTGAAATGGCCGACACCCGTATGATGCGATGTGACTCGCTGGTGGCATATCTCTACTACAACATGGTGAAAGGATTTGATGTAGAAGAGCAAGACGACGGCAATGGGACTGGGGAGGGATGGGGAGGGCGCAGCAGGATGGGCGACTTCTACGAAGCGTACGTCGCATGGGTCCACAGCAACCGTCAACGCAATAGTGAATGGCGGGCCGAGCCTGTACAGACGTTTCGCGACCGTCTACTCAATGATTTCTCGTGTCAGTTGGTTAAGCCCAAGAATAAAAGCACCATCGTGTGGCCTACATGCGCTACGATGAGAGACTGCTTAAGAGCGTGGATCCCCGAGCTTATCGAGGAACTTGATGCAGAAGATAGGGACAAGTTTGCGGAGTATGACGCAGATAAAGAACAGGATTTTTAGTGGTTGACGTAAGCACAAGGACGTGCTAAAATATCGGTTTATTTCCATAGATGACAACAGAGGCAAATAATGGCAATAGCGCCCAAAGTAGTGCCAAAAACAGTAGAGCAAACGGCGGTAGAGAATGTCGAACGCAACATGGTTATTACGCGAGGTATGATCGCTGCCAACAACGAGCATCCGAGTATTTCGGATATCATCCACCTCGCAGCAGCTATTTCGGCAGAGAAGTATGTAGTCATATCAGCAGCGGGAGTGCCAATCAAATGACCGGATTATATAAAGGTTTGTTGATCGCAGCAGCGGCGTTGCTTTATAGCGCTGTGTTGTTCGGGTCTGGATGGGTGGCCTGCGGGTGGCACACAGATAGCAAGGAGCTTTCAAAAGTAAACAGTGACGTGGTGAAAGTGCAGGAAGCGCAGTCCGACCTTTCAGGCGTGTATGAAAAACTGGGTGAGGCCAAGGCTAATATGACCACATCTAATCAAACCATCGACAAAGAGATCGTAAAATATGTTAAAACTCCCGGTCGTGTTTATTGCCCTCCTGATGCTGAGCGGTTGCGCATCAGAACCGAAGCAGCCAATGCAGCTAACAGTATCCAGCGACCTGATGGGGGAACCGTGTCTGGCGCAGCTCCCGTCAAGTGATCCTGACGTCGACCTCACAATCGACAAAAGCAACATGGAATGTTTAGGGACGCTGAGATATATGGTGTTTGGGCTGCAAGAGTCAATTAAGCGCATGAACAATCTGATGAAAAACAGCCCGGTTGTTCAAAGTTTAGGTGTGTCGCACTAACCACAAGGGAGCCTTAGGGTTCCCGTTTTACTGACCCCGAGGGGAAAAATGACAAGTTTAATCGCAGAAATCACCGTGGAACAAAAATTAGATGCTATGTTAGTGTCGGGCTACCCGTTAACGGCTGACCAAAAGGGTGGTATGCTGAAATTAGATGCGTGGCTCAAAACAGCTAAAGTGAAGTGTAAACAATACACCAACAAGCCACCAGTATTTAGGCTGTACGGGTTGGCTGGTACGGGTAAAACTACATGTAGTGTAGCAATAAGAAAACTAGGACTAAATCCCCTTTATGTGTCGTTCACCAACCGAGCAGTAAATGTGCTGGCGTCTAAGGGTTGCGTACCATGTGCCACAATACACAGCGTGTTGTATGACTGTGATGACAATGGTGCATTGCTTAGTCCTGAGGGTCTGGCGATGCAAAAAGAGTATCTGGATGCCGTGGAAGCGGGCATCCCGCCATCAGAGCGGCCACCTCTACCGGTAGCCCGTAGTTCGGTGGGGTTCATCCGTCGAGAGTGGCGTGAGATACGGGAGAAGGTAGCGGAGTACGACTGCATTGTAGTTGATGAAGCATCGATGGTGGGCCAGACCATGGGCGAAGATTTGGAATTCATCGGCTTGCCTATTATCGGAATCGGCGACCCCGGACAATTGCCCCCGGTAGGTGACTGGCCATTTTTCGACCCAAAACGTCCGGATGTGCTGCTTAAGAAAGTGCTGCGTACTGACGGTGATATTTTGGAAATCGCGGCCCATGTACGCCTAGGCGGGAAGTTTAATGATAAGCCCAAAGGAATTGACTACGAGGTCAGGCGCAGAGCCGACCCGTCTTGGTTCAATTGCCAACAAGTGCTGTGCGGGATCCACGACAAAAGGCGCGAACTAAATAAGCATATGCGCAAGTTGTTGGGCTATTGGGGCTTCGTGCCGAATATCGGTGAAAAGATATGCTGCGTGTCCAACAGTAAGGAGTATGGTGTAACCAATGGTAGTTTATGGACAGTTGCTGCAGTAGAGGTAGAAGGTGATTACGCCATGTTAGACTTACTGGAATACTCACCATCAAAAGACCCAAAAGAGCTGGAGCTGGTGCCGGGTGTCCCAGTGCATATCACCTGTTTTGTTCAAGACATCAAAAACAGGGATGACTTGCCTATTAACGTCCGATGGGATTCAGTATTGGCCACGTGGGGCTACGCAATCACTGTACATAAAGCGCAGGGTTCTGAATGGGCGTCTGTGTTGCTGTTTGATGATAGTCACATATTCCGGGACGCGGCCCGACAATGGGCATATACCGGGGCGACGCGGGCCGCGAAGAAACTGTATGTCGTATCCCGCACTTAGGTAACGAGACACTTGACGTAAACCAGTGGCTGTGGTATAATTGTGTTACTGAGGGGGAACGGGAAGACCGCCCCTCGTTTCCCTTAACTTAGAGGATTTACCACAATGGAAAACGTACTTACTGAGCAAGAACAACGCAAAGGCGCGCGCATCAGCCTGCCTATCGACAACATGACCCGTACCAAGTCAGCATCAGGCAGCGTGTCTTACCACTGCGGCGACCAAGTTGCCCGCGCATTGACCGGCCTGAATCTGGATCACATCAAATCGTTGGCTGCTGATGCACTCGGTGTTGATGTCACTAAGTACGAGCACCTGAACCCCGGCCAACAGCGCATGACTCTCGGTAACGTTATTCGTAATGTACTGCGCCGTGATGAAACGCTGGGCGCTTCTTTCCAAGAAGTTCTGAATGGCGTCCGTGAAGTTGCTGCCGTTGATCGCGAAAATTACGCTCTGAGGGTAGAACGTGAGAAAGAAGAGCGCGAATCGGCCAAGGCCCACAAAAAGCAGGCCGCGATCGATGCTAAAGCAGAAGCTTTAAAAGCCAAAGCTGAGGCTAAAGCCTTGAAAGAACAGGCCGCAGCCGATAAAAAAGCAGAGCGCGAAGCTACCAAAGCAGCTAAGGCCCAAGCAGCCGCTGCGGAAAAAGAAGAAAAGAACAAGGCTAAAGCCGATGCCCGCGCCGCTAAGATCCAAAAAGAACTGGATGAAAAAGCCGCTAAAGCTGAAGCCAAAGCCCAAGAAAAAGCTGAAAAATTGCAGGCCGACGCCGATAAAAAAGCAGCCAAAGCCCAAGCAGCCGCTGCAGCAAAATTGCTGAAAGCCCAAGCCGCAGAAGCGCATAAAGAAAACGACGATCTGAAAACCGCTGAATAACCCGATCTCTCCGGCCCAGCACGGGCAGTGCCAAGGGGGTGTGAAGCCCCCAACTAAAAAGCGCCAAGTGTTTTGGCTGCCACATTGAAGATAATGCTGGACCAGTTAGAGCACTTGGCGCTTTTTAGAGACAACTCCCGAAAGCATGAAACCCAGGAGTAAATTTTGTGAACGCATAAAACCTCTCCGAACCCATAAGCCCTGACTCGCCCTCGGGGCTTATTTTTATGTATTGCGCCAGCATCCGGCCTGTGTTATAATCTACTTTTGTGTTTACATAGGTGGGATATGAAAGAGCTTAAAGTAGTAATAGCGGACCTAGTAGCGGAAGAGAAAGTCAAAATTGCGTGTGATCTTCTCGGTAAAGACCCAAAGAAATATGCGCATCTGGACCGTGGGCGAAAAGCAATGACTGGGGGGAACCTCCTAAGGCTGGCTGTGGCCAAGAAACCGGAGCTTATCCTTGAAATCGAGAAAGCCGCTGCTACTATCATAGCATCAAGGCCGTCTGATTTCAACCGCGAAAGCCCGGAAAAGTCGGATGACCCACAGCATGACCCGGCGTCCGCCCCTTCTTCGTTTCCGGAATACACCCCCACCGAGGAGGATGTGGCAAGGTGGGAAAGACACGCAGAGGAGCGAGAAGCAGGGCCTAAACCGCTCCTTTGGGGCGTCATGACCAAAGAGTTTACGATGATGTACTATGGGCAGGCCCAGCCGGTGATGCATGTGATGCATGGTGATAAGGATCACAGTTCGATGCATGGTGTCATCCAAAACAAACGAAATAATTGACACAAGCTTAAAGCTATGGTATAATTGTTTTATCGTTCAAGAGTGAACGGCGGGAACGGTTCCCGACCAACCGGAAATAGAGAGATAACAAAATGAGCGCTAAAGGCCAAGGCACCAAAATCCACACTGAAACCGACTTCGCAGTTACCGCGTTGGTGATGGCGATCGATGGCGAACTTCGCATGATGGTAGCATGCCAGCTGTTGAATAAGGACCCTGCCAATTACGCTCATCTTGATAAAGGCCGTCGCTCTATGACCGGTGCCAATTTGCTGCGCGGAGCTGCCCGCCATGGTGTGATCACTGCCCAGCAAGTGCGTGATGCAGTAGATAGTATTGCGCTGATGGACCGCATAGAAATAGAAGATGAGGCCAGCTACGTTAAGCAAATCCTTGACGAAGACGGTGAGAGCATGATGGAGGTCGAAATGGACACATCAGCAGCAGCCGCCAACAATCTGGTGTGGCCTAAATCAGCCCGGTTCAAATACGCACAGAAAATCGATGGTGAATTTAAATTTTACTACAACGCGCCTAAAGGCGATTATTTTTCACGCTAAATAAAAAGGCCCTTCGGGGCCTATCGGAGAGTACAATGTCAACATTAATCATCTGCTTAGTTTGTCTGGTTGTATGGGTAGCCCCTGCTCTTATCGCGGCCAAGCGTAAACACCAAAGCAAACTGGCGATCGCCATGGCTAACCTCATCAGTGTGGTGTCTCTGACCGGGTATGCACTTACCATAGCGTATATCGGCCACATGGATCACGGTACGTCATTGGTGGCCGGGTTGGGGGTAGTAGTCATCTCGTTCATCTCGTTCATATTTTGGCTCATTGCGTTAATCTGGTCTTTGGCAGGCGTGAAGAAATGAAACATATCAATAATATCCGGGATGCTTTAATTATCGCTGTTGTTATAATCGCTACTGTGAATGTGATCAGAGATACAAGTAGCACCCCGGAGATGTACACCAAAATGGAGGATGGAACTACTGTGTTGGTCAAAAAATCGAACGGGGACTCGAAGGGCCGTTACGAAGTGACTGTGTGTCAAATGAGGGTTGCCGATCGGCGCTGCGAAGTTAAGGGTCTAATCCCCTCTGAATAACCCGGTAAA